GATAGTGAAGAAATATCTTACACAGGTATTGCAGCTACAGGAGAACTTACAGGTGTAACAAGAGGTGTCGGAGGCACAACTGCTGCAGCACACAGTGGAGGTGCAACAATCACTAGCACAACTACTTTTGTTGGTTGGGGTGAGGCTGCATCTGGTGACTTAGTATTAGAACCAGGTATGTGGTCTATAGATAATTTTGGCGATAAGGCTATTTGTTTAATACATGATAGTGCAGTATTTTCTTGGGATTCTAGTTTAACAAACGCTACAGATACAAGAGCCACTATTATAACTGGTGCACCGACTGCATCAAGACACATGGTTGTATCAACACCTGATAGACACTTAGTGTTTTATGGAACAGAAACAACGATAGGAGATGCGGCAACTCAAGATGACATGTTTATTAGATTCTCTGACCAAGAGGATATTAATACATATACACCAACAGCAACCAACACAGCTGGTACACAAAGACTGGCCGACGGATCACAGATCAGAGGAGCAATCAGAGGTCGTGATGCACTATACGTTTGGACTGATACAGCTTTATTTACACAAAGATTTGTTGGGTCTCCATTTACATTTGCCTTTTCACAAGTAGGTACAAACTGTGGACTAGTTGGACAGAATGCATGTGTAGAAGTTGATGGTTCTGCATATTGGATGTCAGAGAATGGTTTCTTTAGATACGCTGGTAAATTAGAATCACTTCCTTGTTTAGTAGAAGACTTTGTATTTGATGATATAAATTTAACCTCTGGAAACCAAATGGTGTCTGCTGGTTTAAATAATTTATTTGGTGAGGTTACTTGGTTTTATCCAACCTCTTCATCGTCAGTCGTAAATAAAATGGTTACATATAATTATTTCGATTCATCACCACAAAGACCTGTTTGGACTGTAGGCACTCTTGCTAGAACCATGTGGAGAGATTCTGCTGTATTTGGTTTACCACACGCAACAGAATATGATAGCGCTAATGATAGTTCTTTTGATGTTGTGGGAAACACTGAAGGTAGAACAACATACTATCAACACGAAACAGGCACCGATCAAGTTAGAGGAGGAGCAACAACTGCAATTGCAGCTAGTATAGAATCTGGAGATTTTGATATTACACAAAGAATTGTAGGAAACCAACAGTCTGGGATAGCTGATACTAGAGGTGATGGTGAGTTTATAATGAAAATAAGAAGGTTCATACCAGACTTTATATCTCAAACTGGTGATACTAGAGTCACCTTAAATCTGCGTAATTATCCTAATAATACTCAATCAAGTTCTTCATTAGGACCATTTACAATTAGCTCATCTACTGATAAGGTAGACACTCGTGCAAGAGCTAGAGCTATCGCGCTAAAAATAGAAAATACGGCAACTAATCAAAGTTGGAAATTAGGGACTTTTAGATTAGATATACAACCAGATGGACGTAGATAATGGCAGTAGATAAAAAAATTAGATATAAAGATAGAAGGTTAACTCCTACAGAAAAGAAAAAAATAAAACCTGCAAATCAAGGAGGTGGTAAAAATTATTTAGGTAAACAAGAAACTGTGACTGTCCCTAAAAAATGGTTATCAGATCCAGATCACGTTGTAGCAGAATTAGCTTATATTACACCAAGAGAACAAAAAATACTTTTAGATGCAAATATTTATGGATCATTAAAAGGTAAACCAAATAAAGGTCCTGGTGGAGTTATGTCTTTACAGGGAGATTTAGGAGGATTTGATGCAAGTCCTGGAGGTCCTGATGATAAAGGAGGCCCAGCTGGCGGTGGTGGTAGAAGAGATGACGATAAACAAAGAGTTAAAGATATTTTAACTGGTAATTTAGTTGTAGGACAAACAGCTGCTAAAGGACCACGAACAAAACAATACAGTAATTTACCAGAATATATGAGAGTGTTTGATCCAAAAACTGGCACTTACAAAGATAGATATGTGGGATCAGCATATAAGTCTTATGGTCAACCAAGTTTGTTTGGAGGCTTGTTTAGTAGAGGTGCAAGAGGTTATAGAGGCATTAAAGGGTTATCTGCTTTTGGTACACCTACCTTTGAACCAACAAGAGGCCCAGATGGAACAGGGCCATTAGGTTTTTATACAGACGATGAAGACTTTGCAGAAACTAGAGGTGCAGTGCCTTTTGGTTTACTTGGAATATTAGCAGCGATTGGAGATTCATTTAATAAAAAATTTGGTAAAAAACAAGACATGTCTAGATTTAATAAATTACAATTAGTTGACGGAGAATTAGTGGATGATCCTAAAAATACTATGATTCTTTCAGATGCTGTTAAAAATCCACCAATGGAAAGTTTAGCATTACAAAGATTTTTTAATAATAATGTTATAACTCCAAGAGCAAAACCAACAGATACGGGTGTAAAATCACTTGTGCCAGATAATATTTTAGCTGACACAGGAAATACCTTTGGATATTTAGATTTACCAGATGGTTACTTTGACACCGATACTGGTGGTATAAAAAAAGGAACTGGAATTATTGATTCTATAAAAAATATATTTAAACCTAGTGCACCAAATCCAAATTTAATGGATGTAGATGATATCTTACAAAATGTTCCAGAAGAAGCTTTAATGGCAAAAGTAACAAAAACAGATATTGCAAGAAATAAAATGGGAATGCTTCAGGGTCAAAGTTATAACGATGCAAAAGATTTAGGTTTAATAAATCCTGAAATGACAGAGTTTGAGTTTAATGAATTAAAAAAAGGTAACATTACAAAACCAGGAACATATACAGTATAATGGCTAAGATAGTACAAGTATTAACAAGACCTAGTGAGCAGTATGACTTATCAACTGCAGAGGCTCAAGTAAGAGATTTAGATGCAATTGTCGAGAAGTTAAACACTACGTTTCAAGAAGAATTAAAAGAGGAGATAGAGGCGTTTAACTTCTTTATAAATTAATGGCAAATAAATTTATTAATAAAAAATTAAATTTAACAACTACTGATAATACTACGTTGTTTACTGTGCCAGATTTTACTCAGTCTGTGATACGATCTATCTTAGTTTCAGAGTATGCAGGATCTGGATCTAGTATTACAGTTACGTTAACAGATGCTAGTTCAAATGTATTTAATTTATTTACGACTAAAACCATAGCATCAAACGCTACAACAGAGCTGTTAACTAATCCGTTGATATTAGAAGAAAAAGAAGTATTAAAAGTTCAAGCAGCGAATGCCAATAGATTACAGGTCTTGGCGTCTATATTAGAAATACAACCTAGAACAGTCGTTGGAGGTGTAGGAGCATCATAATGCAGATACTAAAACCAGAGAAAATAATAGAAGAAATATCTAACCTTAAAACAGGAGAGAAGTATAAGAACGATGAAGAGTGGAAGGCCAAAGGTATACCAGAATCTGACATAAGAAGAGATGTAAGAGTCATTATGCCAAGCCTTGATTTATTTGGAGAAACAAAATAAGATAGTAAAACTATGGCAATTTCAAGATCAGATATGGAAAGACAGCTTCGAAAAGAAGGCGGAATTATGACATTAGAGGATGCTAAAAAAATGGCTCCTCCAGGAGAGTCTTTAGCCTATATCAATGCTGATGAAGCAGCTCTTTTAAAAGCTTTAGGTGGAGCTGGTGAGGATGTAAATGGCACTGGTATCAAATCATATTTTCTTAAAAAACTTTTTAAGAAAGCTAAACGTGCTGTAAAAAAAGTTGTTAAATCACCAGTAGGTAAAGCTGCTATATTAGCAGGATTAACTTTTGGTATTCCTGGAACAAGCTTTGGTGGACTAGCAGGTAAAGGTAGTCTTGGATCTTTTTTTGGTAGGGGTAGTTTAAATCCTTTTATGGCAAAAGGAAAATTTAGCGGTTTAGGTTCATTACTTAATAAGGCAGGTTTAGTTTCTGGAACAGGGGGATTAACAGGTCTTGGTAAAATTGCAAGTATAGGTGCTGTATCGGGTTTAGGTGGTTTACTTGCAGGGAAACAAGTAGAAGAAGATGAAGACGAAATAGATATTAATGATAGAGGTGAAGGTTTAAATATTGCAGATATTGTTAGACGTGCAAGAATGAATGATCCAGAATTTAGATTTTTACCTGGTGCAGAGTTTACACGAGCTTTTGCAGAAGGTGGTGGAGTCATGGACCTTGGAGGTATGGAAATGGATCTTAGAGGTGGTGGATTTGTGCCATTAGGAGCAAAAGAAAAAGCAGATGACGTACCAGCAAGACTTTCTAAAAACGAATTTGTAATGACTGCAGATGCAGTTAGAGCAGCAGGCGGAGGAAGTATTGATAAAGGTGCAGATAAAATGTATAACCTGATGAAAGATTTGGAGGCTAGAGTATAATGTCAGTCACAACAACAAGAACATTACCCGCACAGTTTATAGAAGATATAGGTAAGGATTATGCTAAACAATTAGCAGCCACAACTGCCGTACCAGTAGATACTTCAAAATTTGCACCAACTGTTGCAGGACAAGACGCATTACAAAAACAAGCAGCATCATTAGCGGCATCGGGCGTTGGATCTTTTGCACCATTTATACAAGCTGCACAACAAAGAGATGCAGCAGCTGGATTACAATCAGCGTTAGCTGGAACTGCTTTAACACAAGCAGGTGGTACTCTTGGTGGTATAGCAGGTTTAACTGGAGCACCGACCGCGGCTCAGATACAACAGTTTACATCTCCGTTTCAACAACAAGTTATAGATACTACATTAGCAGAATTTGACAAACAAAGAGGAATACAAGAACAAGCAATAAGAGATCAGCAAGCAGCTTTAGGTGCACTAGGATCTGGAAGAGCAGGTGTGCAATTAGCAGAGTTTGGATCACAATCAGCAAAAGATAGAGCTGCATTAGAGGCACAACTAAGACAGCAAGGCTTTCAACAAGCACAAGCTGCTAGACAACAAGATATTCAAAATAGATTTGGTTTAGGACAAGCACAAGCAGGACTTGCAGGACAAAGATTAGGCATAGGTCAGTTTGAAGGAGCAAGAGGACAGTTTCAAACTGGACTAGCGAGTCAAGTGCCAGGATTACAAAGAGCAGATATTTCTACACTTGGTCAAGTGGGTGCAGCACAACAAGCACAAGCACAGGCTGTTCTTGATGCACAAAGACAAGCAGCAAAGACCGCGGCTTACGAACCACTTGAGAGATTAGGATTCTTTGGTTCAGGTGTAACAGGATTATTAGGTGGATACCCAGCACAATTCCAGTTTGGTCAAACACCTGCAGCATCACCATTACAAACTGCATTAGGATTAGGAACAGGATTAGCAGGAATA